AAACTCGCCTAGCCGTATGTGGGGCGTGATGTGCGCTGAGAACGGGCTGGCGGGCGTCAGCTTGGCCGGTTGCCGCTCTTGCTCAGGCAGGCCCCACAGGCGGCCCTCGGCCTCTCTGCGGCGCTTCAGGCCGGCCTCCACGTTGGTGCCAGGGTTGCGGTACAGCAGCAGCGCCTCGGGCACCTGCGGCCACTCCTTGCCCTTCAGCCGCTTGCTGATGGTCTCGAACCCAGCGGTGCCATAGAAGCCCGAGCCCAGGTTGTAGGCGAACGAGATCAGCGCACACTTCTGCTGGTCGCTCATCGCCACCCAGAACGGCACGGTCGCGCGCAGCTTCTCAGCAATGCGATCGACCTCACTGCGCAGCAGCATGTCGGCCTCGACCCGGTTGATCTTGTCACCCTTTTGCACCTTGCGGCCGTCGCTGTATCTGGTGGTGCCCCAGCCGATGGTCCACGGGTCGCCGCCGCTCAGTGGGTCGGGGTAAGCCTCAAGGTGACAGCCCTCGAACTGCTGGATCAGCTGCAGCGCTGCGCCCAGGTCAGCCTGCTTGCCGTCTTGGCTCCATGTCTGGAACCATGATTGATCTCTATTAAACAGATCCGGCGCAATCTTTAATAGCTCAGCTTCCAGTTCAACGATCGCCGCCATCTGATGCGGCAGCCCTTTCCAATAGCGGAACAGGTCGCTTGGTTTGATCGGTGCTTTAGCCACGCTTGGGGAACATCAGACGCAGTGCCTGCAGCAGCAGTTGGATCCAGCTATTCGACTTGAGCGGGGTCAGCGCGATAACCTCGCTACCAGCGGCGAGGATGATGGCGATGACGGCGACGGTTTGCGCGTCCATGATCAGCGGTGTGGGCGTGCCTCAAGGGTAGCCACGCGCTGCTCGACGCCATTCAACCGCTTGAAGGTTTCCTGTCGATCGGCGCGGATGTCGCCGTGGAGCACCTCGAGCTGAGTGGCGATATGCTCGACGGCGGCGGTGAGCCTGATCACGGCGTCACGCGCTTCATCGTTGCGCTTGCTGAAGCCCATTGCACCCATCGCAGCCACGCTGATGGATGCCCCAGCAACAGCAGCGATCAGCTCGATCATGCACCTAGGTTAGCGCCCCTGCCCGCGGCGAGGTTTCTTGCCGCGGCGGCGGGGCCGGCTGTTCTGGCCGTAGCCGATGCTGGTGGTCTTGGGTGGCCCAGGTTGGTGATCAATCCGGGTGGCGCCAGTCTTGGCTTTAACGGCCATCAGCTCTCAGGCTCAGGCTCTTCTGCCACCGGCTGCGGCGCGTAAGGATCAGCAGGCCATACGGGGTAATCAGCGCCAGTGATGTAGGCGGCCAGCGCGTCGGTGTCGGCGGTGTCGCGGATCACGCCCACCTTCACACCAGTAGCCAGCCGGATGTCCTCACGCCAGGTCTTCAGCAGCGGGTCAGCAGCATTGCCGTTGTCGGCCTCGCGGATGATGATCCAGTCCGTAGGGGCCAGCAGCGTATTGGCGGTGGTGCGCGTTTGTGCCACCCACTGTTCGACTAGTTGCGTGTGGTCTTTAGGGATCAGCTTGCCCTCGGCGTCATAGCCCCAGTAAAACCGTTGATCGTATGGCTGCGGGTCAGGCACCTCCGTGATACCAATCGCCTTGCGCTCCTGCGGGCTGCTCAGCCTGAGCCAGTTGGCGGGGTACTGAATGCCAGCGTGCGTGAACGCCACGTCTGGGCTTAGGGGGCGGCCGTCGAGGAGGAACATGGGTCTAGGTCCGTGGTTGCAGTCTAGGGGTGGTACAAGTCTTGTTCTCTAGTGGGGTCAGCGGGCGCGGGAGTAGTTGAAGGGCGATTCGGCAAAGGCGACGTAGATGTAGGTGCCGCCTGATGCGTTTAGGTCGGTGAAAGTCCCGCGAGGCTTGAATCCGTTACTAAGGAAATCAACAACATAATTGGTGGTTCCCGTAAATTCCGAGCCTGCCGTATTTGCTTCAAGCAGTTGAGTTACAAGGTTGCTTGGGTTTCTTGCAGCGTCGTACACTTCCCAGGAAGAAGTTGCATCGGTTCGCTTAACTAACAAATACCTTGGGCGCATCCCTGTATACACAAACGGCCCATCCGTGCTGCCGTTGCCGGTGTAGCTGCCAAAACTAGAGTACCCGGCTACTGGGGCGAAGCAGTAGGCGACGGTATTGGCACTTGCAGCAATACTGGCACCAACGCCCATGCCAAACACAGTGGAGGTAGGCAACGCAGAACCCCACACACTTGAATAAGTCGATAAGGAGTTGGTCGTGTTAAGCAGCAGGTATTTGTCGGTCGCTGTAGTCACACTTGCATGATAAACGTGCCAGTTTCCTGAATTTGTGCGATCTTTGGCGATAATCAAAGACGGTGCAACACCAAGCCCGTGCCCTACGGTAAAGTTTCCAGATGAGGGTGAGGTGAATGTGACCACACTGAACCCCGCTGTCGCGTTGGCCCTGACACTAGAAGTGATGGAGCCTGCTGTGTTCGTGACGGTGGAGCTGCCGGCGTCCCAGGTCCAGGCAACAAATATTGAATTGTTTTCGTTCCATGCTAGTTGTGATCCGAGGGAGAATCCGTCACTGTTAAATGCCGTAACCGATCCTGTGTAAGTTATTTCACCATTGGTTCCGTTGGTGCGTAGTGAGTTGTTTACTCCTCTGACCGTATCCTCTAAAACGTTGTCATACGCAACGCTTCTACCCTTGATCCACACCAGATCTGGACTGAAAAGTAAACCGCTGATCGTCTGCGTACTGCCATTGCCCGTATACAGCTTCACATCCATCGCCGTATTACTTTTCACCACCGCCGGAGTGGGCAGATTTGCCGTATTGAGCGCCTTGAAGCCGCTGGGGGCCGTGTAGGCGAAACTCCGAGCACCAAAGTTAAACACGCCGCTCGATGTGCTATTGGCGCCTTCAGCAGGAAACCATGTGCCAGTCAATCCCGAAAATACTAAAGATGTTGCTGATCCGTTTTTGTAGATCGTCAACGTACCGGCGTCCATGTTCAAAGCAAAACCGATCACGTCAGATGTGCCGTAACTAACGGAATTGACGTATGTTGGTCCACCACTTGTCGCTACAAAACCTCCAGACGTAAAGCCAAGGGAAACGCCGGACGCACCGACAAATCCCATGCTCAACGATCCCGACTGATAAAGACCAATCAGCGTGTAACTGGTTGATGCGACGTGCTCCCAATACCATTTGCCTGTTGAGACGCCGATTGTGCCAACAGTCAGACCACCACTTGAGCCGTGAGAGTAATCAAGATTGCCGTTTGATAGCGTGATCGAACTGTAAGTATTGAGCGGATTCAGCGTGCAGTAATTCCCCCTCACCTCACCCCCCACGCCCGTATCCGTCTGCGCCCCATTAGTGGGAACGTCTACGAGGCTGTCGTTGCCTGCACCAGCGGTGACGGAAAGGTTGTTCGGCGTCCAGTTATTCCCGTTGCCAGAAGTGTCTTTTCCTAATGTGGTCGCGGTGTTGCTGCTGTTGTCCGCGAACTCCAGGTGCCAACCTTGCGAGCCGTATGAACCGGTGTATGCCTTGGGGATAAGCTGGCCAGTGGTGGCGTCAGTTTCGGTGAAGCTGCTGGGGGTCAGCGCTTGGCCGTCGATGAAGTAAATGTCGGCGAGGTAGCCGGAGAAATACTCACCACCCGCTTGCTCACCACGCCCGATGCCGTGGGCGATGGCGGAATTAAAAACTAGATCTTGGCTGGAAGAGGGATATGTTGAAGTTGAGAATGCAGTTACCTCAACGCCATTGACATACAGCTTAATCCTGTTTGACGCTGTTCCTTGCGTCGTGTCTACAGCAATGACAAAATGATACGAAGCAGAAGCATCTCTGTAAACAGGGGTTGTAACAAGGTCTACGTTAACACTGCCAGCGTAGTTAAAAAATCGAATCCTTGCGCTGCCATCAAACAGAACGCTGGTGCGGTTGGTCCCAGTGCTACCAGCAGACCAAAAGGATTGTTGATCTGTCAGATTGCTCCGCTTCACCCACCCCGCCCAGGTCCAGGTCTTGCGGTTGCCAGCAGATGCGGGGGTCCGGCTGAGGTACGCCGAGTCGGGTGCATTCAGGCGGATGCTCCTAGAGATACCCCCTGCGGCAACCTGACCGGATGCGCCGATCAGCATGTTCTCGTGAAAGACTGACATCAGGCGAAGGCTTTAGTAAGTACAGCGTGGATGCTGCCGCTTGCGCGGACGATGTAGTCAATCCGGTCCACGGCATTGGCCGCTGTGCTGAGCGTTGGCGCAGCACCGCCCGCAAACTCCCAGTCCGACGAATACGACAGCGTCCGGCTGCCGGTGCCGTCCTGCGTCACGAACAGCGACCCGGACTGCCCGGCCACTTGGTTGGTCGGGTTGCCCAGTGTGCGGTTGCCGCCGAGCGTGACCGAGAAGTTGTTGCTATCGGCAAAGTTAACCGCAATGGTGGCCGCATCGGTCAGCGCCGTTACCTCAGCGCGTTGGCCTGCAGTGAAGGTCTGAGCCACGTCCGTCTTGGCCGTGTCGGCGTCGTAGCCTTGCACGCTGACGCCGATGTCGGCGGAGTCAAGGAACGCCAGCTCAGTGAGCGCACCGCCTTCGACGACGTAGACCTTGTTCTGGTCGGTGGCGTAGCAGATCTCGCCTTCTAGCAGGTCAGCGATGCTGCTGTTCAGGTTGCTGTAGGTGCCTCGGGCGATGCGGACCGGAGTGCGCGTTGCAGGTGTTGGCATTAGGTGAAGTCTCCGCCGTCAAAGGTTGCCGCCGTGGATACGGTTGACGATCCATTGGCGAAGTTTCCACCATCTACGATAATCGCGCCAGTGTCGGAGGCCCAGCTCAATGTGCCGCTGCCGTTGGTGCTGAGCAGCTGGCCACTTGTGCCATCAGCAGCAGGCAGCGTCCACGTGACATTTGCCGCAATCGTGGTCGCTCCTTGAAACGCGACCCAGTTGCTGCTGTCTGCATCGGCAAAGCGCAAATCTGACTGGGCATTTAGGGTGATGTCGCCAGTCATGGCGCCGCCAGCCTTTGGCAGCGCTGCATTGGCTAGGTCGTAGGCGCTCTTGACTGCGTTAGGCGTGGCTGCCTTGGTTGTGCTTGTGCTGCTGGTTGAGTCCTCAAGCTGAACGGCGCCCTTCTGAGCTGTCGTGCCGTCTTGGATGCTGATGTCAGGCGTTGCGCCACCGCTGCTGGCCAACGGGCTTGTGGCGGTGACGGCGGTGACGGTGCCTCCGGTGCCGGCGATCGAGATACTGCCGTTGCCGTTTGTGATTGTGATGCCGGCGCCGGCTGTCAGTGTGGCCTTTGTCAGCGTGTTGCCGGTGCTATTACCGATCAGCAGTTGACCGTCGGTGTAGGTGGTCTGACCGGTGCCGCCGTAAGCGACGCCGATCGTGGTTCCCTGCCATGTGCCGGTGGCGATCGTGCCGACGCTGGTCAGGCTGCTGCTAACGACAGCACTGCCAAGGCTGGTGGCATCCAGCACCTTGACGCCAGCAATGCGGTATTCCTTGGTGCTGGCGATGTTGACGTGCTCGCTGAAGGTCCACGCGTCGGTGGCATCGACCCAGTTGATCGTCTTGTCGGTGCTGCCCTTGAGGGTGATGCCGCCACCGTCAGCGGTCACATCCGTCGGTGTGGTGACCTTGCCGATCTCGATGTTCTTGTCTTCGATCGCCAGGTTGGTGGTGTCGATCGTGGTGGTAGTGCCGTTGACCGTTAGGTCACCCTGAACCGTGACGCTGCCGTCGAATGTCGCCGCGCCGGTTACGTCAAGCGTGCCGGGGACATCAATGTTGCTGGCCCACTCGACGCCGGTGCCGGCTGCATCGGTCTGCAGCAGCTGCCGCGGCGTGCCATCAGCTAGCTTGCTGACAGCAATCTCGGCGTTACTGGCGATGTCAACATTGACCAGCGGATACGCGCTGATCGACAGGCCGGGAATGTATCCAAGGCTGGCCCATGCCGTTGTGCCGTCGCCAACCTTCCATTTGTTGGTGTCTGACTCGATGCCGATCTCACCGGCCAGCAACGTCGGGTTGACCGATGTCCAGTTGGCGGCGGTGTCGCGGCGTTGCTTCTGAAACGCCAGCAGCGTTGTGGTCATGCGGCACCTCCTGCCTCGATGATAAGCGACCTAGCCGGGGCGGGCGCAGCCGTCAATGCGTCGACGATGTAAAGCCGCGCCGGCGTAACTGGATCAGCGACGCTGCCATCAAACACAAGATCACCAAGGTCGACTGGCTCGGTGATCAGTTCAACCTCAACGTTGAACCGGCCGCATGAAGCGTGACTGACCAGCAGCGCTGACGCATACCGCCAGGTGTAATCGCTGACTAATGCCACCGGCGGCGTAGCCAAACCAGACCAGACCTCAGCCGATAGCCAGAACCGATCAAAGCTGCCCTGCACGGTGATGTAGTGCTGCGTCAGCAGGTTCAGATCCGCCTCCTGCAGGTTGGTGAACGTCAGGTTCAACGCTTGCCCAATGCGGCGGTTGCCGCGCCTGAAGCTGGCATCAACACCGCTGAGTGACTGCATTCGCGACTGCGGCAGATCGCCCGGCACATAAAGGCGTGTCGATGGCACCAGCGACGGAAACAGGTTCATGGTGCCAACAGCACGGAAACGAGCTGCACCCCCACATTGTAGGAAAGGGGTGCCGCCTGCTCAACGTCTACCTGGTCGGCGTAGCGCCACTCATATTCAACGCCGATTGGCGGCGTGGTGAATCCTGACCAGATGATGGCCGGCAGATCAAAAGACAGCATGGTGCCCTCTTGCCCGATGTAGTGATTCAGGATCTGATACAGCTGCGACTCGCTCAGGTAAAGCCATCGAAGGCTGAGCACCTGCGCCACGCGATCGGTACCCTGCAGGAACCTGACGCCCACGCCGCTGACGCCATCATGATTCAGCTGCGGATAATCACCAAAGCTGAGCTGGCGGGTTGCTGGCTCAATGGCAGGGAACGTGGTCATGACAGCACCCGGAACGATCCATTCAACACTTCATCACTGATCACGGCAATGTCGCTGTTGTCAACGGGAAAATGCTCAGCGTTAATCTCGCTGGTGCCATCGCTGACGTAGCTAATGCTGGTGATCTGATACCAGTCAACCTCTGCCCGGTTGTCGCCTTTGCTGCTGATGCGTTGCCGCTCGAGCTTGATCACATCGGTCGGCTTTAGGTCAGTTACAACTAGCGAGGTTTGGAAGCTGATCGTGTGGGTTGAATGCTTGCGCCGGGCTAGTTCATACTTGCCATAGATGGTTGCGTGATTGGGATCGCAGCAAAAATTAGTTAGATCAAACTGCTGCACTGGTGCATCGCGCGATGTGGTTGCGTATGCGACCTGGACAGTGCGTTGGATCCCGACTTGGCTTGGGTCGCTTTCGCGCCATAGCATGACGGCGATGAAGTCCTGCCGATCCGCGACAGGCTTGTATGCCTTGCCGAAACTGCCCGGCAGGATGTTCGATTCATCAAACGTCTCTGCAGGCGTCAGAGCTGTCACGTCGATCTGATCGCTGTTGTTCAGCGGCAGGATCGGTTCGAAGCGATACTGACCACCAACGGACAGGAACGACAGTAGGAAAAACGGCGCAATGGCTGACGCAAACTCAATCAGGTTGACTGACTCATCAAGGATGCCGTTGTAGTGCAAGCTGTATTCATCGCAGAATGCAGCGATGTCCGTCATGTTGCCGGTGTAGATCGGCGCAGCAATGGCGGCGGTTGAAGCACCAGCGGCGCGTTTGTAGATCGTGAACAGATACATGACAAGATCAATCAGCTGATTGCTCGCCCCTGTTGGATAGACGCCGCCTACTAGACCACCGCTATAGAGATCAACTTTGACGCCTTGCTCATAGAAGATCGAAAGCTGTTTGGGCGTCAACGCAAAAGGACTTAAAGCCGATTCACGCTCAAGGATCTGACCGGTCACATTCAGGAATGTGATGTCGGCATAAGCTGAGTTATCAGCAGTTGGCGTGTCAGACGGATCAGCGTATGGTGACCAGAGATATTCGAATTGCATACCATAAAGCTCGCCTGTGCTTGCTGGCAGCAACGGGTCTGATTGATCATTGACACTAACCACTTCTCCTATGTAGATCAGATACGAACCAGTCGGCATGTCAAGACCAATAGAACCAGGGAAGTCGTAGATAAGATCAATCGGATCAAAGAATGAATTGATGTCGCCGGCCGCGCGGCCGGGTGGCGACGATCCGGTGCTGTTAGGAGCGAAGCTAGACGTTCCATAGGTCGCCTCCCATAAAGACGTGACATCTGCGCCAGTGTCTGATCTGTAGACCTTTTGATAGCCAATGCCACCAACCGTAATGACTGTATTTGTGACATCGCCGGTGGCCAGTATGATGTCACCAAATCCCCAATAGGCTTTGGCCGGATATAGTTCAACAAATTGCGCGCCAACTTCAGCCTTGCCATCACGGCTTAGATAGGTCAAAGTTTCAATGCCGCAGAAAATGCGATCAGTTCCAATAGGACAAACATCAGGGGCAGATGCCAAGCTGGCCGCTGTCGCATAGGAATGCGTCATCGTGACGGTCGAATCCGCAAGATATGCAATCTGGCGATTGCCGATCCATGATGTCGACTTGACAGGAGTAGAGACAATCTCGCCTTGACTTATTGCATAGAGGAAAGTGCCTCGGAACTCTTTTGTCCCAGTCTTGACCATTGAAGGCTGCAGCCAAACGCCACCGATGCCACTTGCTCGCTTGCCGAAAACTATTGGGACGGTTTCGCCTGATGTCGCAATCCGTTGCTGCTTGTCAAGATCAGCGGATGGCTTCTTGCTTGTCAACAACGATTCATCCAACTTGTAGCCAGCACGAGCCGGAGGCGCTTTTGTCTGCGGCGGTGATTGAAATGTTGTGATTCCTTCGGGGGCCAAAGTCGCCGGCATTGGTGCCGGTGGTGGTGGCAGCGGCGCAGCCGGCGGGGGAGCTTCGGTTGGCACCGCCTCCGTGTAAGTCTTTGGAAAAGAACCCGACATAAAGTCGGTGATCTGTTTTGTGTAGCCGCCTCCTTTGAGAAACGCTGCTCCGCCAAGTTCAATCTCTGGCATCTATTGATCCTCCATTGGACAGTTCGCGCAAATCATGGCGTAGAGACCAGGCGTGACACTCAAGGTGCCGTCAACCACACGCTCAACATCTTTGAGCTTGTCTCCATTGCTAGATCTAAAAACACGTTGACCACCTTCAACCGTCAAACAAATCCCTTCAACAGTAGATCCATCACAAAGACGGATCGTCAAACCTTGACCAATGATTCGATCGTTCATGATGGCAACGTCCTACCGATCAGATCGGATGAAACCTTACGGCTTGGGATCTGCGCTTTGAGTTTGTCGATCGCAGGGTTGACCGTCCACGAAACTGTCGTGTCGTTCAGGCTTGCTGATTGAATGCTGCCGATGTACCTGCTAACGATCTGCGCACTTGTGGCATCGAAAGAATCCTCGCCTGGATCTTGGATCACCAGCGATGCGATCACGAGCGTGTCGCCGTTGACGGCCGCATCAGTCAGATCGACCACATCACCCACCGCTGCCAGCACGATCGACAGGTCGTTGACCGATCCGGCATCAGCCGATCCGAACCCGCTCACGTCAAACGCCAGATAGCCGTAGGTGCCCGCCACGTCGGTGTCGATCGTCAACGGCTGCGCCACTTGATAGAAGTTTTGCCATTGCCGCGTCGGTGCGCGCAGACCGCCAGACATCACGTTGGCCCGGTCGGCGTAATACTCAAGGAAGCACATGATGTCGTAGTAGCCCATCAGGCCAGCCCCACCGCTCGACGTGTGCCCATGTCATTGCGCAGCATGGCAAGCGTCTGATTCACACCGGCCTGCACGGCGCGGCTCATGTCCTGCGTGGTGACGTAGTTCGTGCCATTCATCTGTGTGACCGGGCCAGTCTGGATGCTGACATTCGCGCTGGTAGGCATCACCACGCCGCCCTCTGCAAACCGCGGGATGGCAGACGCGCCACGGCGACCAGCCATCCAGTTGGCTGCAAAGCCTGCTGCTTTGGACTGCGGCACGATGTACTCAGGCTCTCCGCCCTCACCCACGAGCGCCATCGTCGGGCCGTTCACCACGCCGCCATCAGCGAATCGCGGCAGGCTCACGCCGGGGAAGAATGGAATCTGCGGCAGCTGCAGCACGGCCAGCGCGCGATTGGCTGCAGCGATCAGCTGGTTGATGCCGCCGATGGCGCCGTTGATTGCGTTCTGAACGCCACCGATGACGCCGTTCACGATGCCGCGGATGGCATTGGCGGCCGCTTGGAATGGCTTAGACAGGAACCCACCAAGCGTTTGGAACAGCTGGCCGATACCCTGGGCCATGGCGCTTAGGTTGCGGGTGATCGGGTCGATGAAGACCGACTTGAAGCCCTGCGCCGCAGCCTGCAGCACGTAACCAATACCTTGGAACACCGCGCCGATCTGATCGCGGAAGGCGTAGATCGCCACGCCTGCGGCCACCAGCAGCGCAATCCAGCCGACAGGGCCGGTGAACACAGCCGCAAGAATTGGCAGCAGTCCGCTAAGCGCGCCGCCGATTGCGGTGATCGCGGGAACGACACCGGCAAAGATGGCGCCACCTGCAAACACGCCGGCCAGGGCACCACCAATCGAGATGATCGCGCTGATGGCAGGTGCCAATGCAATGAATGCTGCAGTCAATGCGCCAAGGACTAAAAGAATGTTTTGCAATGGCGCTGGCAATCCACTGAACCATTGCACAAGACCCGCGATGCCTTGAGCCAGTTGTGTGATGAATGGCAGCAGAGCGGTGACCGCTTGATTAAAAGGACCGGCGACTGCCCTGGCGATGGCGTTCAACGAATCATTAAACATGTCGGCAGCTTGTGCCATGTCAGTGCTAATGGTCGACGCGTATTGGCCAATCGCATCGCGGCCGCCATTAAGCATGGGGATCAGGTTGGCGCCTGCCCTGCCGAATAGCTCCATTGCCAGCGCTGTCTTCTGAGCGCCATCAGGCATCTTCGAGAACTTGTCTGCGATGTCAAGCATTAACTCGTCAACGGGTCGCATTTTATTGCTTGAATCAACCGCTGAAATGCCGAGCTTGGCGAGGGCATTACCAACGCCCTTTGTGCCGTTCTCTATTGATTCTGCAGCTTTTTTGTAGTTAGCCTGAACAGCCGCAAGCTGCTGTGCTGTTGCCGCCTCAATCACTTTAGATTGAGATTCCGAATTCTTTTTAATGATTGACTCTTCTGCTCTGCGCCTGTCCTCTAATGCATCTTCGTCAATTCTACGCGCATCCCGAAGCTGCCGATCTCGCAATTTTTGAGCGCTTGCAAATCTTTTTTGTATCATGTTTAACTCGTCTTCTTCTTGATTCCTTAAGCTGTCAAGCCTTTGGCTTTTCTCTTGATCTGACAAAGACTGATCATTTTTAATTGAATCGCGAATCAAATCGTATCGACTGTTAACTTGTCGCTGTACCTCGCGCAAAGATTGATCAGCAACCTCACGCTCTCTGTCAGCTTGATCGTCATAGCTGTCATTGAGCAAAGTTTGCTCCCCTCTATATCGCTTGTTAAGCTCGCGCATTCTTGAATCAGTTTCATCTTGCAATGCGCTAAGACGTTCTCTACCCTGATCTTTGATTAAATCGGTTTGCTCGCGCTCTCCCCTTCTAATCGCTTCCAGCGCATCATCACTTGATGTTTTGACTTTGCTTGCGTATTCGTCTGCGCCAGAGCTTGCGGCGACCAACCCCTTGCTAAACCTGCCCATGGCCTTGGCAACTTCATCAATCGAAGTGCCGCTGTCATCGGCAGCCCCTTGAAACCGGCTCAAGGATTCAACACTAACGCCGGTCCGTTTGCTGAGATCATTCAGGTTGTCGGCCGCGTCAATGGCGCGCTTCCCAAATGCGGCAATAGCTGCAATGCCCGCCGCAGGGATAATGGCGCCAAGAGCGCCGGCCAATCCGCCAGCCACGCCCTTGATCCGCCCTAGCGCACCGCCAGTCTCCTTGGCTTGCCGTTCAGTATTGCCAAGCGCTTTGTTCAGGCTGTTGATCTCGCCCAGCCCGTCAACGCTGGCCTTGACCCGGACGGCCGCATCCATGTTCAGCGCCATTTACTTGGCCCCCTTTTGCGCAGCCATAAGCACCTCGCCTTCGATCACCTGGATGTCCTCCAGCATGGCGGCGGGGTCCTCTGCTCCATACAGTCTAAACGCTAGATCCAGCGCAAGGTAGTCAAGCCCGATCACTCCAGTCGGCCCGCTGCGCCACTGAGTCTGACACCTCAGGAACATTTGCACAGCAGGCCATGCCTCCGGTTCAACCTCAAAGTGCTCCGGCTCTGGCGGCAGGTTGAGATCAATGCCGAAGGCTGCAGCGTCGTCAGCGGTGTTGTCAATGACGCCACCCTTGATCCAGTACCGCGCAGCCTCGGTCAGTTTTTTGTTTTCTTCCCTTGGATGCTTTCGAAATAGGACTGAATTATCGAGCCCGCTAGACCGGGGATGTTGAGCAGCTGGGCTTTGCTGGTGGCGCTGAATGGCACCTCTTCGCCCTCGTCATCAACAACGCCGGCCCAGCCCGCCAGCACTTCGTCAGCAATCGAGATGTCCGAAACGTCTCCTTCAAACGGTCGACCAAACTCAGTCGCGCGTAGGCGTGCCTGCACCTCTGTCTGGATCTCGTTGATCCTGGACTGCGGCAGCCGCTTGAACTCCGCATCAAAGGTCTGCTTCTCGTATTTGCCGCCATCGGTCGGCACCTTGAACGGCACCGGCCATGAGTAGGTGGCGGATTGCTTGAGAACGAATGCCATGCAGGGATCAGGTGAAGACCAGAATCATCTCATCATTGCCGGTGCTGCCCGGAACTGCAACCACAGGGATCGACAACATGTGGATGCCGTCCTGGTCTTCGTAGCTCACATCACCGATGTCGATGGTCGAACTGGTGAGCGTGACGATGTTACCGGCGGTCTGACCATGCTTGAGCGTCAGGTTGCCAAGCGTTGAATCAGACAGGGCAGCCGTGAAATAATCCTTGCTTGCGATGGTCGGCGCTTCGAGCACGACGGTGCCGGTAACGGCGCGGTTCGTGATCAGCACCTCCTTGGAGCAACCCACCAACTCGCGATAGACAACCTCGTTGCCCATGTCAAGCTCGACCGACTGCAGGCAACCGGCGTAGCTGAGCAGCTGGAAGTTGGTCGTGTTGCCGTTCTTGAAGATGACCGGCACCGCTTGATTGGTATAGGTAGCGGCAGGGGCGGCCGTATCGGTGGGGGCGTTGTAGATGCCCGTCATCGTGAAATCAAGCGTCGGAATCTCGCCAACTGCGCCATTGATCGTGAAGGTCCCGCGGCAGCCGGTGACCTTATGCAGCACACCGTCGATGTTGTAGTAGATGCTCACGCTGCTGAACGTGTCACTGACCGGCTTGTATGCCACGTTCGCGGCGATGCTGTAGACGCTGGTGTTGTCAGGTGTGAATGCAGCGGTGGTCTTTTGAACGGTTGCGACCTTGGTGCTGCCGACGTAATCAGTGATGATGCCGCTTGAGCCGCTGCCGGTGCCGCTGGTGATCGAGATCACCATGCCGTTGTAGATGTCGTTCGTGCTGCTTGCGCCAGCAGCGAGCGTGATGCTGCCAGCCGAGCCGGTCTGCGCAGTGCCGGTGACGGCCGAGCCGGTGGTCGTCGCGCTGAATCCGCAAGCCTGGATCACCCGGCCGAATGCGGGCGCCGTGCCGGCCGTGCCGCTGCCTGCCATCTCAACCTGAAAGGTCACCTCGACGCGCGTATTGGCCAGCAGCTGCTGTGATGCGCCAAGGTATGGGCGGATCAGCTCACGATCAACGGTGTCGCTCTGAAGGGGCGTGATGCTGAGATCACGCACCAGCACGGCATCAGTTCCGTCTGGGCTGCTGTCGGTTCCGTAGGGGCTTTCGGTTTTTGCCAGGATCAGGCGTTTGCGGCTTAGGAGCGGCATCGGTCAATTCCTCAAGGCTGGAGGGTTGTGCCGGCTCTGTTCGCTCGATGAGCTTGAGTTTGCCGGTGTGCGGATCCAAGGCGTAGGAGCCGCCTTGGCCGTGGTATTCATTGATCATCCTAGCTACCTACGCTGTGGCCAGATTAACGACGCTGGTGCGATAGCGAATCAGGTAGTCGCAGCCGATCACGCCAGCAGGTTGATCAGCCTCTACCAGTTCAAAGTTGACGCCCTGCGGTTGCACGTCGATCGCATAGCCGCCCAGCGTTAGGTCGGCCATCAGCTTGGCGTGCAGGCTTTCAATTATGGGATCTGCCAGCTGGTCGGGGATGTTGCCCCGCACGATCACCGCGATGCGCACCGTCAGCGACCAGTCCAGCTTCGGCAGGCTGGTGTTCTGCTCAGCCGTGTCATTGATCGGCTCGATTACCAGCGCCGGGCTTTCGCCCCTGCTAAGCGGTTCCACCCTGCTGCGATAGATGCGCGTGCTGACGCCCGTGGTGCCTGCCAGCGCCGAAGCAATAGCGGCCAAGATTGACTCGCGGCGGGTCGTCATGCTGATGCCACCTGAATCACGGTGCAGATAATCCCGGGGATACCGGGATGCGCGAACGGACTGGTTTCGGCGGCTTCGGCGTGGATGTATGCGGCAACGTTGGCGGTTGCCCAGATCAGTTCAATGTAATCCGCTGTTGCCAGCTTGAGCACGAAGTTGACCGTTCCGATCACGTTGCCGTCGATGCCGCCATGCCTGGCGATGATGCTAAACCTGCTGTCGCTGTCGGCCACATCACCGCTGGCGCCGCTGCCGTTCTTGCGCAGCCAAACGTTGATGTCGTGGATGCTCGAATCGGTATTGCTGAACTGGATCGAGAACGTGAAGCTATAAATGCCAGGATGGTCAACCGTGATGCGGGTGTCAGAGATGACTTTAACGCCGCGATTATCCAGATCGTTCTTGCGCAGCTTGATCGCGGTCGGCGTGTTCGCTGTCGCCGTCTGCGATGTTGCATCCCAGAACGAACCCCAATAGCCAGGGTTCCCGAAGTAAGGCAGGCCAGACCATGCTGTCCGACCATCTCCGATCTTGAGGTTTTCGGTCTCGCTTTCAACGCCAGGCTCGCCGGCCAGCAGCACCGGGTTCTGGGATGCCCATGCACTGCGGGTATTGATCTTGAAGGGACCACTCATGTCTTTTGAAGTCCGAGTTGAACGATCTTTCCGTCATCCATCAGCATCACCTCCCGCACCGTATAGGCCACAGCATCGACCGTGATCGAGCTGCCGCGGGTCAGTGTGCCAAAGTCAGAAGCCTTGGCAGTCAGTGTGTAGTCAGTGCTGAGCACCATGCCATTGGCCAGCACCTGGCTTGGCATGTCAAGGATGCCCAGAGCGGTAACGGCGCCAGCTGTGCAGCTGACGCCGAAGTCCGCCAGGAAGATTCCGAGATCCTCCGTAAAGGTCATCAGCTGTACTTTTTAGAGCCGAGGCCGACGATCGTCACAGCGCCGGCACCAGTGCCGCCTGCAACTGTCACCACTGCCTTGATGAATCGCTTCATGTTGTCAGAGTTGACAGCGATCTTCTGAACCGATGCGGTGTTGGCGGCAGTGACGGTGAACGCGCCGCCGGTCACGTCGGTGTAAGAGCCACCAGACGTGTCGGATTCGGTCAGCTTGCCAAGGTAGGTGATGCTGGCGCCGCCTGCTTCGGCGCAAAGGATCACGGCGATGTCGCCTTCATAATCCACCAGATCGATGGCGGTGCTGGCGGTGACAGTAGCTGTCACCACATCATTGGGCAGAAAGTTGAGGACCTCAGTTTTGGTCCCGAGATTGTGAATGGTCATGGCTTAGCCCTCCGTCTGGGGGTTGTTGGTTTGCGGGTCGGCTCAGGTCCGAACTGAGCCAGATCAGCCACCTCTGCGATGGCTTCAACAGCTTTGCCAATACCGATCAGGAACTTGGCGTCAGAGGGGGATGCCTCAAGGAC